AGCCTTCGCGCACACCTTTTTGATATTCAGGGTGCCCCGGCGGCGTATTTTTTTCGGGCATGTCGGCGATTGTGGCAAGAGCGGCCACAAACCGATTTTGTAACCGACGATATTCTGGCGAGTTTAATACCACTGATGTTTCAACCGCAGCGGCGGGCGCAGCTACTTCTGCCGCCACCATTGGTTTAAGCCCCATCTTTTGCATAGCCCGTGTAGCGCGCGTAAGTGAGTCAAAATCGCGAAATGTCTGCGCGGACTTCGGCACGTACTTTTGCGCCAGCTGATGTAGCGTTAAGCACAGGTGCGTCAACTCTTCTCTGGCAGTTTTTTGCTGCTGTTTGATTTCACGCCGGGCAGCCGTTTCCCGCGTAATACGAACAAACTTTTCGCGATCGGCTTTTTTCTGCGCAACTTCCGGCGACAAAACTAGCATGTGAATCCTTTCATGTATGCAGAGCTGTCTTACGCGAAACGGAAGAAAACAACCGATAAATTTCGGCGTGCGTTGCGTCGGCGGGCGAGTCAGCATTGATGTGATGCACAATGCTGGCGTGCGGTCTATGCGCCGCGTGTGTCTTATACGCCGCACGCATCCTATGCTGATCCTCGATACACCGGCGCTCGTACCGGTCGGGTTGTGTGTGACCGACTGGGCGCCGCTTCCTGACGTTCTCCGGCGCTATGTCCATGAGAAACAGAATGTCGGGGCAAATATATGACGTCTCGCGAAAAATGTTAACGATCAGGTCAGTCGATATGTTATTTATTTCGCCCTGATACACAAGCGTCGACAACAACCACCGGTCACAAATAACTACCTGCTCTTGCGCGAGTAGTTCGCGAATATGCTCGGATAGCTCTGCGCGGGCGGCAGAGAAAAGCAGCATTTGCGCCGCGGGCGTAATAGGCGCGTCATTGTGCAAAAGGATTTGCCGAATAGCAGTACCAATGCGCGTTGTTCCCGGATCTGCTACCTGCGTTGCGGCTACGCCTTCTTTATGCAACCGCTGCAACAACATGCGCGCCTGCGTAGTTTTACCGGCGCCATCGATTCCTTCGAAACAAACGAACACGAGGTTCCTTTCGCTTAGCGACCTGTGATCTGAAAACTGGGAGACTCGCCGGCAATTGGCTTGGTAATTTTGCTCTGACTACCTGTGATTCCGACATCACCGGGAACAGCAATCACAAGCTCAGCAATTGGTTCAAATAACAATAACTCACGCCCGTCGGCAAACCGCAAAGCGAGCCCGTTTGGCGTATGCCCGACCCCGACAACGCTATTTGTGGCAAGCCATGTGGCCGCATACTCACAAAACGCTTTGAGCTGGTCGCTAACGAGTTCTGGTTTGTTAGACGTAAAATCAGCAAGGATGTTATTCAACACTTCGCTTGCGGGCATATCGAACCTCTCTTTTCTTTTTAACGGGCGCTGGTTTCGCTATTTCTGCTTCGGCTGACTTGGCGCGTATCCCGGTTGTATGTTGTGCAACCATTTTGTCAAGTTTGGCTTTTTGACGACACTCTTTAATTGCCCGGCTGACGTCACTCAAAAGGTTACGCGCGGCGTGAGAGAACAAGCGAAGCACATAAAACCGCTCGGCGGCGCGCAACGCTAATAGATCGCCGTCAAGCTGGGTAAGAATCTTCTTTGCTTTTGGCGCGGCCGCTGTGCCATTCGCCGCGACCAGCGCTAGCAAATCTTTAGCGGTACAAATAATGTCGGAAAGCACGATGATTTGCGCGCCTACCGGACTGCCGCTGACGCGACCACGAAACTCCATATCACGCTTTGTCTCGACCATGCGAAAATCGCGGCTGATGTCCGCAACCATGGCGGCCACCTGTACCGTCGAGATCTCAGCTATGTTCTCAAACGCGCAAGCACTTATGTTTAGAACATCGTGCAGCAGTGCGCCCTGAATAATCGCCGCAATACTGTCTTTCGTATCGTCGGGTAGATAATCGGCGCGGACGTCTTGATACAGTTTATGCGCAATTGTCTCCGCCTGTCGGGCTACCTGTTTGCTGTGCTCTACAAGACTAATTCCGGCGGTTGTACGTAAATCTCGATAGTGCTGCTCGGCGAAAGCCAGTATTTGCCGTAACGGCACTACTGGGCTGTCAGATTTTTTCATGGCATCTCCATATGCCGTCACACAAGTTTGAGCAGCGTTTGCCAGCCTAACTCAAACGATTTGCGGCGCGTTGATAAGTTGTAATTCACCCGGCGATTCAAGTTGTCGATGTGCATTGGTTCTGCAATAAGCGTTTGCAAGCCAGTGATCAACCGTTCATAGTCTGGCGCTGCGTGAGGAACGCCATTTTCGTCGTAGTCTACTCGTGTTTTTACAAGTACGCCATTCGCATCTTGATATACAAAGTCAATCTGCGGGGACAGCGCAAAAGACAACACCGGCGTCCCGCAATTAATCGACGTCAGGCTGCAAAAGCCGTAGTTGTCGCACTCAGCAGGGAAAAGCGTCAGGTCGTGCGCCGTGTACATGGCTGGGCGTTTTGCAAGCGGCGTGTTCCGCACGAGCTTGACGCGCCCGTTTGTTTTGCGCCCCAGTGTTTGAAAAAACTTGGCCACAGAGGGTGCAAACCGACACGACGTAATAGCGACTGTTAGCTGCGCGTCTGGCATGCGTTCGAGAAGGTAGCCCAGCAGCCCTAGAAATTGGCTGTTGGCGCAGCGGGCGTTGCGGTCGAACCACGGTAAAAATATCTTTACCTGCCGCCCGTTCGCCGGTTTCGTTTTCTTTGTCGCGGGCAAGCCAACGTCGAACGGGATGTACGTGACGTTCTTGAATTTATAGACCTTGGCGAACAGCTCGCGCGCCTCTGAATTCATCGCGACAACATGATCAGCACGCTGCATCACCTTACGAAACGGCCTGATGAGTTCTTGCCACATGGGCACAATAATTGTCCGCACCTCAAAACGCCGCGTAAAATTTAGCGTATCAAGCTTGGGCGGCTGGGTGTAAATGATTGTGTGACATGTTTTTGCCCAGTGGGTAAACGGACATTTCTTTTTATGCACTACCGCGCGGTCGTGGTGCGTGCACAATTTGGCCGGCGTGGCGTCTGAGTAGATTGTGTACTCTACGCCCTGTGTGCGTAAAAAATCAGCAAGCCGCACAGCAAAGTACGCTTCGTCGCAGTGGGCGTAGTGTGTATAGATACCAATACGCATGGGTTATTGAGCTGGAGCGCCTTGGCCAAACTGCTGCGCCATAACCATCGCGCCGCCCTGAGAACGCGCCTGCTGCCGAATGTCGTCGATAATGCTGGTTACAAGCGCGTGCATCGTTGAATCCGAGCGCTTGAGTTTAATCAGCTCAGAATCCTTTAGAGATTCAGGCATAGATAGTAATTGATTCGCAATAAGCTGCGCTTGTTGTTGCAGCTCTTCGGGCGTCCGCGGCACGTTCGGCGAGTTTTGCCGCTGCATAAGAAACTGATCGACGGGGCTGGGCGCCTGCCCCGGCATTGCGCCGGCGGGAGCTGGCGCTGGCGCGGCGCCGGCTTGCGGCATACCAGTCGCGCCGGCACCAGTGTTGCCGACACCTGCCATCATGTCGGGCGCCTGACTCATGTCCTTCATTTGCTGCGCTTGCTGCATCTCGGCCTGCATGCGCTCCTGCTCTTCCGCGTAGATCTTCTCTTCTTCGAGCATCTGTTTGATCTCGTCGCGGTAGTCCAGACCCACGCTCGACAGGCCAGTGCTCTTGCTGATCTGCTGCCCTTGCATGAGCTGGAGCTTGGCCATCTGCCTATTGAGATCGTCGGCATGCGTGACGCGCGTCAGCTTGGCGTTAACCGGCTCCCACGACATAACACGGGAAATAGACGACACAAGCTCGTTTAAGAACAAGTTCATGTTGTGCGGTAAGTGGCTCCAGTTCGCCTCAAATAGCCGCAGCGCTGCCGGGGCAGCCTGCAGGGTAAGCGTGCCGTTAAACAGCTCGACCGGCATGCCGATGCACTTCAGCAGCGTCTCTAGGCCCTGATCTAGCAAGTCTCGTGGTGCAAGTTGAGACGCGTCGCCGCCGAGTGCCTGATACTGCACCGGGAACGGAAGAATGTTCCAGCGGGCCGGGTCGGTGCGGCGAGCACGAATCATCGAATTTACACGCGCCGTAAAGCTTGACAGGTTAATCGTGTGAACAGGATCGGACGACTGCGCGTCGCCGCCGCGGGGCATCGGCGTGATCACGCGGAACGGGATAACATAATCGAGCGCCACGGCTTCGTTGTAGCGCTTGAGGATCTGGTAATACCAAGCCTCGCGAAAATTCGACAGCACGCGCGAAATACCCCAACCGCGATTTCGCATGCCAGAAAGTGCGTCTTCTTTCAAATGAAAAATCACACCCTTATCAAACATCAAATTCTGGCCGCTCTTGATCGCCTGAATAACTTCCCAGCTGGCGCGCTCAAGATGATGTAAATGTCCCTGTTTGATTAGCGTTCGATAGTCTTCTGGGATCTTCCAAACATATGAGCATTCGCCGGTGTACGGATCCCATAAGATATCAATTTCGTGCGGACTCCAGCGCTTGACCGTGATATGACTTGTATCGCCGCTGCGCCGATCCACGTGTTTCCACGCGCCGACATATTTGCATTTTGGGCAGCTGGCGTGAAACTGGAAGTTCTGCCACGAAAACGCGCACTGGTCTGAGTTCATTACCCGATCAAGCGGCATTTCAAGTCCGCATTTTGGGCAGAACAGATAGCGCCGAAAAGGTACCAGCAGGCTAGTAAATGAATTTCCGTAGGTCATGTAATCCATGCCTACAGAGTGCAATACGTTTTTAATGCTTAGCGTGTCGGCTAAAAACGTTTCGTATTTTTCTTTCTCTTCGCGGCCCGTCTTGTTTTCGCCGACGTCCCGAATTTCAACGTCAGTAATAAAATAGGATACGACGCGGTCAATGGCCTGCCTGTACGGGCCATTCGCGTTCATGATGTATTCCGTCCACCGAAGTGCCGTCTGGATGCTCTCAGGCATCGACAGGCTGGCTACGTCGCAAAACGGATCTGGAAAGCGCTCGTCGGCCTGTACGCCGCGGCCGAGCGAGTTATATCCCATAGAAGCAGTTGGTTGGAGCGACACAGGCGCCTCGCGCTATTTAGACGTGTTATGCACAGTGTCCGCAGCTCTCTTGCGGAAATCACTATCAAGCGCCTGAACTTGCGCTTTCTTCTCTGTGGGCTGCGCCGCGTCTTCATGTTCCGGGGGCGTGACGCCGGCTTTTATCACTCCGCACTTTTCCATGATTTAAACCTCGTCGTAATTTGCCCGCAGGGCGCGCTCAACGAGTAAAACACAGTACTCGCGGTTATCATAAACATACTGAAATCCCGTCGTATGGACAAGGTATAACCGCCGATCGTCGTTAATTTGCACGGCCCACGGACGCTGATACGGATCGTTTGACGGCGGAAACCAACGGGCGGCGTTTTGCTCAAAACGTAAGTCGTAAATTAATACGATAAAGCCGTGCTCTTCAACACTCTCGGGCGATACCTGCGCAACGGACACAATTACGTCGTGAAAAAACGCGGGCACTGTGCCAATGCCCTCTTTTTCAAAATACAGCAGTTTCTGCGGCGGGCCTGCTTTGTGCGCTGTAGCTGTTGCCGTCGGGACGGGATTGTTTGATTGTTTCTTCAAACCAAACGCGGCCATTGGACTGTAGTTTCGATCAATTTTTTCAAGCGGCGGCATCGCTGGCGCGGGCTGGTCTAACTCAGCCACCAAATTTGCTTCTAACTCTTCTTCAGTATCTACAGGTTGCGGGACTGGCGGTGGTACGGGTTTTTTCGCGCGCACACTCGGTACCCGCTGTACACCGGCTTTTTCCATTTTTGCCAACTCTTCAAAAACCATAGCCGCGCGCTCCCTGATCGAGTCGATATCATTACCCGGAATAGCTGCCTGCGCAGACGACAACGCCTGCTCAACCGCCGGACCGGTCATCTGGTCAAGCGTCAA